ATCTCTTCGTGGATGTCAGCGTAGTTGATCGTGCAGGACGTAATCTCTCCCTCGGATATGAAGCGAGTCGTCTGCTGCACGACGTAGCCGACCCGCTGGTAAGTGACGTTCCGCCGCTCCCCCGGCTGGAGCTGCATGTCGGCGGCAATCTCATCTTGCAAGGTCTGCTGTTCGGCCGTGATGGCGGCCTTCTGTTGATCCTTGTCCCGGTAGGCGGCCAGCTTGTCCCCGTAAAAAGACCCTTTTTCCTTCCCCATCAGACCCTCCTTTGCTTAGCTTTTTTTGAAGCTAACCTCGTATTTCCGCTGAAAAACCGCACTATTCGCCCAATTTGGCCCTACTCACCCGATTTTAACTTTGAAGGCTTGCGGGCCTCCCGGACCTGATTGGCCAGGTCCACCGTATCCACCAGGTGCGGATCGGGCACCGTGGTCAGGATTTCCGCCACCTCATCCTGCACTAAGTCCTCGGCGATTTCTATCTCCTTTGGGGGTTGGACCTCGCCAGAATGCTCCACCATGCCCTTGCTGGACCAGCCGGGCCGCTGCTCCAGCCGCTTCTTGACATCGCCCCGGCCCGAGACCCAGCCCTCGGGATCGCCTGGAAAGCGGGCCAACTGCTCCAGGTAGACCATGCCCTGGGTGTTGACCCCGGCCTCGGCGGCAATGGACTTTAGGGCGTCCCCAACCGCTTCCTGGCCGGCGAACTGGCCGCCGTTGACATGGCCCTCCAGGAACTCCCTGTCGCTTTTCGACATAGGTGGACACTGAAGAGCGAACATTTCAGCCAGGCGCTCGCTGGTGCCGGCGGCCACCATCAGCTCGAACTCGTGCTGAATCTCCGGGTCTTGACTGATCGTTCGCATGGATTACCCCATTGGGCCGCCAGGTCCTGGGCCAACTGGTGCGGGGACGCCGCCTTTGGGTTGCCCATTGACCCCGCCCGGTTTCGTGGGTCCCCCTCGGGCCGACGGCTGCTGAACAGGGGGAGCCGCCGGCTGAGGTGGCGGAGGAGGAGGCTTCAACAGATACTTCTCGTTGTCCAGATCGATGGACTTGGCCCAATCGGTCAAGAGGGCATTGATCGGGTTGACATCGCCCGTCTGCTGTGCCCACTGGATCAGGAGCGGCATTTCCACCTGAAGGGCCTGGCCCATGTTGGCAACGTCACGATCCTTGTTGGGCTTGCGGGTCGAGCCGGCCTCGATGCGGTATTCGAGCTGGTGCAGGATTTCCGTGGGGTCCGAGGCCACGACCAACTGGCCCCAGTATTGGGCACCCACGGGTCCCATGATGGGCCGCACGTCGTCGGCGGTGATGTGCCAGCGGGCGCCTAGGGCCTCCTTGCGGGCAATGGCGGTCATGGCCTGCTCGACCTTCTTGGCCATGTCGTCCGGCCTGATCTTGGTCTGGCCCTCCTTGACCGATGCCTCCTGGGCCGACCGCATCTGCTTGTCGGTCTCGCCGTAGATCAGCTCCGTCAGGCCCACCCGCTTCTCGAAGTTGTTCTCGATGGCCTGAATCACCTGCCAGATGGAGGGGTTAAAGGGCGGATGCTGCAAGAAGGTCACGATCTCCGAGATGGACTTGCCCAGGTTCTGCTCGATCGGGATCATCGTGTAATCGCCGCCCGAGAGGATATTCGTCTTGAGTTCTTCAGAGGCAGCCTTTAAGACCCCGATGAAGTCGCGGCAGGTGGTCCGAATCTTGCCCACGATGAAGCTATAGAGCCAGTTCAGGGCCTTGATCTCACCGAGGGCCGGCTTCAGGTGGCTCATGGGCCAGACCTGACGCGGCACCCGATGGAAGTAAACCATCGTGCAGGGCCAGTCATCATCGGCCCAGTAAGGCGTGTGCCACTGTGCCCGCTGCATGGCCTCCTCGTCGTTCATCATCTCGGCCATCTGGTCAGGCGGGAAGTTCAGCGGGTAGTCAATGGTCTCGGCGATTTCCAGGAAGCAGTAGTCCCCAAACTTCTCCAACTCCGGCTTTAGATCAGTCTGGATGCCCTGGAGCCGGCCTCCCATGCCCATCTTGGAGTAAATCTGCCAGTAGACGATTAAGTCGCTGGTCAAGCCCCGCTTGCGGTTATAATCCGCGTCCTCATCGGTTATCAGCTCCGCCTGCTGGCTGAAGCTCTCCAGATTGCCCCGGAGGCTATTGGGCTTCAGGCCACGCTCCCGCTCCACGAGCCAAGTAGGCTGGATGCGTTTCCGGGCGATCCAGAAAGCATCCTCCCAGCGCTCCATGTCAGGATCGATCAGCAGGTGATCGATGCTGTCATAGAAGCTGCCAAAGAGCTTGGTCTGGGGCGTGGCCCGGCAGGTGCAGGTCTCGGACCAGAGGCAGCCGGCCCCCTTGATGATGGCTTCATCGATGCAGTCGCGGCTATTAGTCTCTAAGTCCAGGGCCGTGGGCGTGTAGTTCAGATAAAACTCCAGGAGCGTGGCCCGAGCCTGGTCCACGGCCCGCTCCTGGTTCACGACCTTGAAAAGCTGCATGTACTGCTGCTGGACCATCTGGCCGACGGTCGGGGCCGGGACCGGGACCTGCGATCCGTCCATCGGATTAATCTGCATCTGCGGCGGGCCGGTAGGCGTCTGGTCATTGGGATCGCCGAACAGCTCAATGGGCACGATCGGAGGCCGGCGAGGATTGACTTGGCGGATCGGGTTGCGATGGTAGAGCGTGGGGCCGAAGAGTTGCACCATCTCCGCAACCCGATTCACCGTCATGCGAAAGGTGGGTTCAGGCTGGTTCTCTTCCCCGGAGAGGACGAAGCCCCTCGAAGAGGTCGAGTATTTCGGGTAGTACATGAAGTCGTGAGGACCGTTGAAGAAGTTGAAGCAGTCCTCGGCGTCTTCACCGAACTTTTTGTTCTTGTACTCCAGCGCCAGCCGAATCTTGGAGGTCCAGCTCGACACGAGAGGCTTGAGGGGATTTTCCACTAGGAGTCCGTTTTCGGAGGACTCGGCACCTTGGATTTCGTGGTTCCAGTCGGGTAGTTGCGGGCTATCTCCAGCAGCATTCGCAGCCAGCGGGGATAGTCCCAGGTCCCGGAATCGGTGATGGCCGTTCGGATCAGCCGGGGATCGCTGACATGGCACACGCCGGACATCGGCTTCGTGTTCACCGTGTCCGGTGCGAATACGTTCAGATCAATTCCATAGTGCCCGACTGCCGTGCAGATCGCGGCGTGCGGGCAGTCCTTGTTGCCCTCGTGATACCAGATCACGGGCATCCCGATCTCGACATAGGGCATCTGCCAGTCTGATTTCAGCGGAGTCATCGGCACCTCCCGGATTACTTGTGATGTAAATGGCCCTTGCTCTTGTGGGCCTCGTGGACCTCGTGCTCGCCCTCGCTAGGGACCGAGGCCGGAATGTGGCCGCCCATCGCCAACGCCATTGGCGGCCCGGCTGCCTCCTTCACCGGCTGCCCCAGGGCCGTGAGCCGGTCATCGATGTGATCGAGATAGTCAATGATTTCTTGGGCCGCACCTCCAGGAATCGAGTTCCGAATCGCCTGTCTGGCTCCGTCGCTGATCTTGGCCATGATTCACTCCTTATACTTGGGGGCTTGTTTCTCGCCATAGCCCATCCAGCGCTCCTCGTGATCCACGAGGTTCTCGCCGACATCCATCTGGAGCACGTTGTAAACGTGACGCACCAGTGCTTCCCAGGCGGCCTTCTCTTTCAGGGGGACATCCTTCCACTCCCGGGACATGCCGGCGTTGACCCGCCAGAACTCATAGACCCTGGCCGCGATCTCCCGCCAGCTCCCGCCGTCCCAGTTCTCAAGCTGCTCCTCGATGAACTGGGCCGCGACCTCGTAGGCGGCCTGCTCATCGTCATCGATGTTGGCGAAGTCATTCATGGCCCGGCTCATGGAATCCGTGTTGTCCATTGCCTGGCGAAAGGCGCCATAGGCCGAGGCCGCCACCTGGCCAAATGTAAAGCCGCCCTGGGTTTTGTAGCTCATGTCAGTGGAACGTAGTGGCCCTGGGCCAGCCGATCGGTCCTGGCCTTGTTCAGGAGCCAGGCGAAATCCCGAGCCGACTCCTTGAGATCGGCCGAGAACTTGAGCGGCAGGATGCCGACCAACTGCTTGCCCTGAACCGCCGTCCTGCCATCAACCGCCTGGCCGCCCTCCCAGCCGGCGACCATATGAATCCACGAGGCGCCGTCGTCATGCTGGATGGCCTCGTACTTCTCGACATAGATCATCTCAGAACTTGGGACCGCCGCCACGGGGGCCGAGGCTGATATAGCTTCTGCCTTCTTTGGCTCGTTTTCGTTCATTCTTTAACCTCAGTTGCCTGACAGCCCAGGACTCGGGCTTCTTCTGCTTGGGAGGAGGATACCATTTCGGCTCGTGCATGGCAAGGTAGCGGAGGTTGTCCATCTGGTGATTGTTTCGCTGCACGATGTCATCCGTGATTTCCCCCGTGGATTTCCGCTTGTGATGGTAGAGCCTGATCTCCCGCTCGAAATTGGGCAGCTTGTCCCGGAGCACCCGCAGCTTCGGGTAGCCGTCCTCCCGGATGCGGAGCAAGGTCCGCACGGCCAGGATGCCGCCCTTCACGTCATCCGAGGCCCAGAGGAAGCCGTAGCCCGTCCGGGCCGAGGACACATGGTTCTCCTTGAGTGCCTGGGAATACTGGAACTCCCGCGTCAGGCCGCTGCCGATGTCCGAGCAGC